GCTAATTTATCTTTTTCTGTTCCTTCTAAATCGTAGGCTGTTGTTTGATAAATTTGAGTTGATCCAGTTGTTACAATTGAAGATGCGTTTGTTGATAAGTGAAAACCAAATGTTGTATTCGTACCACCAACACCTTTATATTTAAATAAATCACTATCAAATCCAACTTGTGATGAAAGTCCTAACATTACCTTTTTAACTTTATCTCCAGATTCTATGACTTCATTACCATCTGCACTATATGTTACAACATCACCAGCATCGGTATATTCGGTTTTAAATATTACACTACCTACAGTTGTTCCTGAGAAGTTTTTATTATTTACAAAACCTTTGAAACCAGCAGGGAAAGCATCTGTTGGATGATTATCTGACATTGATAACATAATATATTTAGAACGTAATTCATACTCACCGTCCGATGTTCCTACTTTTCTAGCAACATAACCTGGAGCTTCTGAATTCATTGAACATCTTGAGAATTTTTCAAGAACAACTTGATTATCATCTGTATCGTTAAAATCACGAACAATTAAATCAAATTCACCTGAGTCAAGATTAATATTTTGTATTGTTATTTTTACTTGGTAATTTGCCGCTTCTCCGTCAGAAATTGTAATAACATCAAATAAATCTGATACATTACCACCTCTTACTTCTGAAACTACAGTTGGAGACATTGGGGTATCCCATTGACCCAAGAAATTATTACCTTCTGTGTTAAATACTTTTGTTGTACTTAAACCTCTAATTAAACCTCTTTCAAAACCTGCCTTTAATAAGTTAGGATATGATTCGTAAACATATACAGGGAAGTCACTATATGATTTATCAAAAACATCAGAACCTAATACTTTTGTTACGTATTTTGTTGATGTTACGTCCATAGAACATGTAAATGATGTTCCACCTGTTACTGTTGCACCTGTTACGTTAATTGTAAATTCATTTAATGGGTTTGTTTCAATGTCAATACCTGAAATTTCTGATATTGATAATTGAGTTGTACCCGTAACTTCATATGTTAATGATTCACTAACATATCTACCTCTTGATCTTAATAATAGAACAGAGATACCATTATAGTCTGTATTAACCTCAGCTGCGTATACGTAACGAGTAACATCAAATACACCTGTAGAGGTATTCCACACAAATTTATATGAATAAACATTACTGATTGTTGCACCTGAATTAAAGAACACGTTATACCATTCTTTATTATTAGGACTATTTTCATTTAATGAACCCGATAATGGGGAAACAACTTCCAATGTAGAAGTTTGACCTGTAGTTCCTGATGTAGGTACTAAACCAATTGTGAACCAAGTTCCATCAGCGGTACCACCTGTTGTATATCCACTAAAATTATTAAAGATATAATCGGTAATTGTCCCCACAGTTGCGGTTTTTCCAGAAAGTTCACCATAAAATGTACTTCCTGTTAATGTAGCTAAAACATTTGGATCCATAGTACCAGATGAAGTTCCGGTTAAACTATTCGACCAAGTTGTTCCTGTTGGGCTTATACCCCCTAATGTTTTTACCGCGAATGTAACACCCGCTTTATATCCTGTCAACCCAAGTACTCTTGTTACGAATAATTGGTTGGATTCTTGTAAATAAGATTTTGCTACGTAAGGTAACTCATACTTTGGATTACCAACTCCGTCTTTTTCGGGAGAAGTACCACCAAAATATGTTTTGAATTCGTCAAAGTCTCCTATTAAAATTGGTTCAAATGCAGGTCCTTTTAAGGTTTCCCCCACCATTCCCAATGTAGTTACTCCGACACTTTGAGCCACGAATGTTAGATCCTTCTCTGATGTATACACACCAGGAGAAACGAATACTCTGTTTGAATTTGCCATCGATTGTTGTTTGGTTAATTATTTTTATTAGTTATTCTATAAATATCTTTGTTTTTAGCAAAGATTTCCGTACTTTTATTAAAAAAGATAGTAAATTATCTTTTTATATCCTTTTATATCTTTTATCATGGAAAACAAACAAAAAAATGTAAAAATCAGTGAAAAACACCATGAGATGTTAAAAACACACTGCGAAAAGAATGGATTAAAAATTTATAAAATATTAGAAAAGTACATTGAAGAACTTTGTAAGCCAAAAAAGAAAGATATGTATGGTGATGATTAAAACAAATAGGTTATACCTATTCTAGACCCAATTATTGGTGTACCCTGTAATGTTATTGTTTGACTACCAGAAATTTCATATCCACCACCCTCCTCTTCAATCAAACCATTAATGTCTACAGTTATAATACTATTAATTCCGTTATTTAATGTAATCACTAAACTACCACCACTATATGTGTAATATTCTGTTACTACTTGTAAAATACTACCATATGTGTCTGTAATTACACTATTTCTTCCTTTATAATATGTTATAATAATAATACTTCCTTCCAATGGAGGAGAGGCAAATGTTATTTTAGATGTGTAAGCAACATGGAAATAATCAACATCTCTTTCTTGAACTAGACCATTAATAGACACATTAAATAAAGTTCCTATAGTTTCCCCAACACTAAATTGGGTTTGTAATCCATCCGCAACAAAGGAAGCAAGGGTGATATCGATTAATTTATTAATGAATTTTTTAGACACCGCCTTCTCTGTAATAAACTCGTTCATTAAGAAAAATCTACTTATTGCTGGCTTAACCTCAAATTCTTCACTATCAATTAGAATACCTAACATTACAAATTTATAATTTTGTATGTAGAATCTTCTTCCGTCAACAGTATCAATAGGACTACTATCCTCTATACTCTCCAATATAATTGGTATATAATGACCTTTAACAGTTGTATATGCTTGTCTAGATGAGAATTTTTGTAATACTGTTTTATTGAATTTATTTAATTCTCTAAATTTATGACACACGATTGTAACCTCAAATGTAATATCCACTGCAACAGGTTGAGGCATTTTATAAACATCGGCACCAATTTCAGTTCCATTCCAAGTTGGAACTGTTGCATAATGGAAAGTTTTTCTATCAGGTATTGTTCTTTGAGTTACGGGGTTTGTGCCAGGCTGAACGTCTGGTTTTCTAATAATTGCAATAAATGGTATTTTAACATTTCCATCATCATCGGAAAATTCCCAATTATTTGAAAACTCACCCCATCTTTGGATTGTTAATATTTTAGGGATAATAGGTATGGTTTGACCATCAGAAACAACTTTGAAATTTGTTTTTATGAAATCTAACATTCCACTATCCAAATCATCATGTAGAATTGAATCGGGTAAATATGAGTCTGACTTAGTTATTCTATCTAATAACTCCTGTCTTCTTCCAATTACCTGTTTACCTTGGAAAGTTTCCTTTCCGTCTCCGTAAACATCGATGTTGTTTTTTCTTTTAGGTACTCCCATGTTATATTCCTCTAAATTCGTTTTGTTGTGTTGGTGTACAAACTATAGTTCTATAGTGTGGTTTGAATCCAAACATTTTGTGTTTATTATCAGATGTCACCTTACCGTCATTTGAAACAGTATAATATCTTAATTTATCCTCTGAATCTTGGTAACCAATATAATCACCATATCTTATATCAATATTTAATTCTTCTAAATGTGTTATATAAACTGACAATGTTAAATTACCAGGTTCATTATACCTAATTAAACCTTTAGTGTATGTTGCATTTTTAGGTTCGTCTATCTTAACCAACGCGTTAAATTCAATAGGAGGAAAATATTTTATTTCATCCATACCCGCCTCGGCGTATACATCATCATTATCTGTTTTTTGTCTATCCACACGATATAACACCAATTTCATATTCAAATCTCCGTGAAGGTACTCTTGCCCCATTTGGATATTGATATCAAAATCGTCTTGTGAGAAAAATTTAGATAATCTGGTAATTGGTAATTTATTGTCCATATCCTAATAAATAGTTTAATGTTACATTCTATTTAGTTATATTATAGATATAATATAATGGAAAGAAAAATACCAGAAGTTGAAGCAAGGGACGTTCTAACTGTTTACGAAGGTTTTAATAACGTTTTATTAGAATACAAACGTAAATTCGTAGAAGTTAAAAACTTTAAACTAACAAGACCTCAGGCAGAGTACGTCCTGAAATATAAAGACACCGATCCAAAAGTTGCTAGAAAACATATTAATATTGTCTCTACATTTGGTGAAAAAATAATGGAGGAAAGATTACTTCCATTGGTTCCAGAAAAAATATGGTGTGAAAAACTACTATGTGAATCGGATAAAGCTTATCATATTTGGGGTAAAGTAATTGAAAAAGAACAAAACTACGCAATGTGGTTACCCAAATCTGCAATTGTCCAAGAAGAAAAAAAGTTAAATCGTGTAATTGATTATAGTCCATATAGTAATCGTCCTCCAATGGAACACCAGAAGGTCGCCATTGAGAAGTTATTAGCAAACAACAAATTTATATTGGCCGATGATATGGGTCTCGGAAAAACGACGGCAGCGGTTATTGCGTCAATGGAGAGTGGCGCTAAGAAAGTATTAATTGTTTGTCCAGCATCCCTTAAAATAAATTGGGATAGAGAGATTAAAAATTACACAGATAGAAAAGTATTAATTGTGGAGGGTCGTAAATGGGGATCTACTTTTGACTATTACATTATTAACTATGATATATTAAAGAATTATCATACAACAGAAAAAAGTGAAGATAGTGATGACTTTAAATTATTGGTAAATGAAAAATTTGATTTAGCAATTGTAGACGAAGCTCACTATGTTAGTAATAGTACCGCAAATAGAACTCGTTTATTAAATGATGTTTTGGAAACCATACCAAGAGTTTGGTTATTGACAGGTACACCTATGACATCTCGTCCAATAAATTATTTTAATCTTCTTAAAATTGTTGATTCACCTTTAACATTGAATTGGCAATCATACGTTCGTAGATATTGTAAAGGTTATCAGTTTTCGGTTGGGAATAGAAAAGTGTGGAATACAAGTGGAGCGAGTAATTTAGATGAATTACGTGAACGTACTAAGTCATATGTTCTTCGCAGGATGAAAACCGATATTCTTGATTTACCCGAAAAAATAGTCACTCCTGTTTTTGTGGAACTCACAAGTAGAATGTATGATGAGGAGTTAGAAGAGTTTACAAGAATTAGTAATGATAAGAAGGATAACGAAACTATTAGTGTTACTTTAAATCGTTTAATGAAAATTAGACAACTTATTGCCTATGAAAAAATCCCATACACATGTGAGATTATAGATAAATGTTTAGATCAAGGGAAGAAAGTAATTGTGTTTACCAATTTCACAATGTCATTAGATATGTTACATGAGAAATACAAAAAGAACTCCGTAATATTAAATGGTAGTATGTCCAAAGAAAAGAAACAAGAAAGTGTTGATAGATTTCAAAATGAAGACAAGATAAAAATATTCATTTCCAATATTGTTGCGGGTGGTGTTGGTATTACTTTAACTGCGGGTGAAGTTGTTGTTATGAATGATTTATCATTTGTACCCGCACACCATAGTCAAGCTGAAGATAGAGCATATCGTTACGGTCAAAAGAATAGTGTGTTAGTTTATTATCCCGTATTTGAGAACACGGTTGAGAAAATAATCTATAATATACTACAAAAGAAAAAAGGAATTATTGACCAAGTTATGGGAGATGGTGAATACTCAGAATCCTTCAGTAAAGACTTACTTAAAAGTCTCCTTTAGTTCATTAATTTTATTAGTCAATAAAGTTTCCATTTCTTTATCTTCGCTATCAATAAAATTTATTGTTATTTTTTTAGTTTCATTATCATAGATTACTGAATTTAAATCATCTTCTTTTTTCAAAATAAATTCAATATCATTTCTTCCACAAAGAACTAAAAGTTCATTTAATT